GTTGAGGCACTAGCGGATGTATCGTGCTTAGCAATAGCTATATGGAATGGTTTAGCTGATATAGAAGCAAATGCAGACGTAAGCACAGACGGTCGTGTAATTGGTGACGAGTGGGATAACGTAACAGAACAATCGAATACTTGGACTATTGTTCCTGAAGGTGATAACACATGGACAGTAGTTTCATCGCAATCTGATACTTGGACAAGGCAATAAAGATGGCTAAACAACGCATAATATTCGGTGAATGGCTACCAGATCAGCCTGGCGTTACAGGTGCTTTAACTGATGCGGTTAATTGTTATCCAGTTACTAATGGATACGCTCCAATATTGAGCGAAGAAGAATACTCCGATGCTGCTAACGCTGATTTATTAAGCTGTTTTGCAGGTAAAACTGCCGGAGTGGTATCACTATTTGGTGCTTCTGCTAGTAACCTATACAAGTTTACGCCTGGTACTCGTGCGATGGCTCCATTAACCACTACTGGGTACGGAGCTATTGAGTATTGGGACGCTGTTCAGTATGGCGATAAGATGATTATGGCTAACGGTGGCAGCAAATTGCAGCAATATACTCTCAATTCATCTACTTACGTTACTGATCTAGCTGCTGCTGCTCCTGAAGCTAAGTATGTAACGGTAGTTAAAGATTTTGTAGTCGCTGCTAACGTACTAGGCGAAGAAAACAAGGTTTATTGGTCTGATATTAACGATGAAACAGATTGGACTCCTGGTCTTGCTAGTCAATCTGACTTCCAAGTAATGCCTGACGGTGGTGACATCACGGGTTTATCAGGTGGTGAGTTTGGGCTTATATTCTTAGAACGTGCTATCTACCGTATGACGTATGCAGGTAGCCCGTATTTCTTTCAGTTTGATGCTATTTCACGTACTTTGGGCTGTATTTCTGCTGGATCAATCATAAATTATGCAGGATTAACGTATTTCCTAGCAGACGATGGTTTTTACGTGTGCGATGGTCAAACAACTAAACCAATCGGTACAGAAAAGATAGATCGCTGGTTCTTTGATAACGCAAACTTAACTGATTTAAAGTTAAAGATGTCATCAGCTATAGATACAGAAAAACGCCTGATTGTTTGGCTGTTTCCTGCACAGAATGGTGACAATTTACTGCTGATTTATAACATTTCGCTAAACAAATGGTCGTATGCAGAGACTACGGCTGACAGTGTTTCATTTGCTCTAACGCCATCGGTAACACTGGAAGGTTTGGACGTATTTAGCGCAAGCATAGACGCACTAGGCATCTCTTTAGATGATCGTCAGTGGGTTGGTGGACTATTGTTATTGTCTGCAACGAGAGGCCCTAACATCGTTACCTTTAGCGGTCAGTACAAACAGGCTGCTTTAACGTCAGGTGATATAGATATTGGTAATTCTGTAATTACTTTGGCTAGACCGATTGTGGACGTTGGTAGCGGCTCTGTAGCGGTTGCAAGTCGTGAGCTGCTAAGTAATGCCATTACGTTCGGAGATGCCTCTGTAGCCGATTCTGAGGGTCGCTGTGGGCTGCGTTCAGCAGGTAGGTATCACAGGGTTAAAACTAGTCCTAGTGGCAACTGGAGAACTGCTGTAGCAGTTGAAATAGATATAGCAGGTCAGGGTACTCGATGACGAGAACAGTCCAGTTTCAGACGTTACCGCCTTTTGGTGGAGATCAGCGACAGGTTGCTGAAGTCGTTCGTGGAATTATGGACGGTAAGACGAATAATACTGGTACGGTTACTTTAGCTACAGGTAATGCGACTACAACGACTATATACGACAGCCGTATAGGTAATGAGAGCTTGATATTCTTGGTTCCTATAAGTAATGCTGCGGAAGCTGATTCTGCGCCTTACGGTGCGTTTCAGGATACTACAGATCAGTCTGCTGCTAATACGACTACAGCTTACGCAATAACATTAAACACAACGGATTACTCTAACGGAGTATATCTATCGAATAGTTCAAGAATGAACGTCAGAAATTATGGCGTGTATAACATTCAGTTTTCTATTCAATATAAAAATACTACTAACGATTCACAAGACGTAGATATTTGGTTTAGGAAGAACGGAACGAATGTTGATGGCTCAAATAGCAGGTTTAGTATGCCAGCTAGAAGAAGCTCAGGCGATCCTAGCCATTTAATAGCAGCACTTAATTTCTTTTTGGAATTGCAAGCCAATGATTATGTTGAGATAATGTGGCGTGTTTCTGATATTGGAGTATCCATCGAGCATTACGGTACTAGCACGAGTCCTACAAGACCGTCTATTCCTAGTGTGATAGCTACGATGCAATATATAGCTCCATCAGCTACAAGTAACATATACGTTTCTTCACAAACTCAAGGGAGTGCTACTTTGACGCATTGGTCTAATAACACAGCAGATAAGACATACGGCTACATTGTGGTGGGCTAATGGAATTTAGACATATACCAGTAGCAGATATACGGAAATGGTGGGCATCAATTAAAGCACCATTGGACAAAATTAAAGGGTATAGCCCAGAGGATTGGATAGTAGAAGATGTCTATGCAGATTTAATCTCTAATAGATCACTTCTATGGGTAGTTTTGAAGGAGCAGAGGTTCGGTGGCTTCTTCATATTGCAGCCATCTGGACTACATCTACACGTTTGGGCGGCTTGGACGTTAGAAAATGATTATCAAATGGTTGAAGATGGGCTAAAATACATAAAAGGCTTGGCAAGTCAAGCTAATGCAAAATATGTAACTTTCAGTAGCCATCGACAAGGTTGGCAACGTAGGGCTAAGAAGCTCGGTTTCAAGCCTAAACAGTGGATTTGCGAGATTTAAGGGGTACGATATGGGCGGTGGAGGCGGTGGTAGCACCACAACAAGCGGGATTGATGAGAGCATTAAGCCATACGTAACATTTGGCCTTCAGGAAGCTAAAAAGCAATACCAAGCACCTGGAGCGCAGTTTTTTAAGGGGCAAACCTATGTGTCCCCATCTCAATCAACATCGGAAGCTATTAGATTAGCAGAAGCTCGTGCTAGAGCTGGTTCGCCATTAACTCGTGCAGCGCAATCAGAAACATTAGGAATAATTGAAGGCAGAGGCGTTAATCCATTCCTAGAGGGTGCTTTAGCAGGTACTAATCGTAGGGCGCAAGAGGCTTACACACAAGGCGTACAAGGTTTACAGTCTAAAGCGTCATCAATGGGTCGTTATGGCTCTAATGCGATGGGTCAGCAGGTAGGTCAGGCTCAAGACATATTCGGTCGTAATCTGGCTGAGACTTCAGGTCAGTTAGCGTATCAATCTGCTGAGGCTGAAGCTGGTAGGCAAATGGAAGCTATTAGAAATGCTCCTGCTATGGCAGAAGCAGATTACCAAGATATTCAGAAATTACTTACAGCCGGTCAAGCTAGAGAGTCTTACGATCAGAAGAAATTGCAAGACGCTATCAATCGATGGAACTTTGAGCAGACAGCTCCAGAACGTAAGCTACAACAATTCACGAATCTATTCACTAGTGTACCTTCTGGCGGTACTAGTACGACTACTCAATCAGGAGGCAAATAATGGGTGCGCCACTTTTAATTCCAGCTATCGGTGCTGCTGCTGGTGCTTTAATGAAGCCTAGTAATCCATTGCAAGGTGCTTTACTAGGTGCTGCCGCTGGCTATACAGGCGGTACTGCATTAGGTTTAACTGGTGCTACTGGAGCTGCTGGTGCTGCTGGCGGAACTGGTTTAGCTGCTGGTGGAACTGCATTAGGTGGTGGATTAGGTTCTGCTGGTGCTGCTAAAGCTGTAGGTGGGACATTAGGTTCAACTGGACTAACTGCTGGCACTGGTACTGGTCTTGGATTAGGAACTGGAACAACAGCAGGATTATCTGCTGCTCCTATTACTACATCACTAACTGCTCCTACTGCTGCTGCAAATTATGCTTTAACAGCTCCTGCTGCTACTCCTTCTGTATTCGCTCCTACATTTACCGAAAGATTAGGTATGGCAGGTCAATCTGCTTACGAAAATCCAATTATGACAGCGCAAGCATTAAACGCAACACAAGGTTTATTAACGCCAGAACAATCAAATATACCATCTGCTCCTGCTGTTCCAGTTACAGCTAGAAATAAATTAGCTAATTATGATCCAATGGCAGCACTGAATCCTTACCAACAGACTGTAATTAGCAATCAACCGATTTCACTATTAGGGTGATATATGGCAATTGAAGATTTAACACCGTTCGGTACTTTACCTAAAGCATATCAAGGCTTATTAGGTGTTGACGAAACTGCTGCGTTACAAAAAAGAGCGCAGATACAGGGCTTATTAGGTGCTGGTCTTGCATTGGCTAAAGGTATGAGTGCTTATGGCCCTCCACGTTCAGCATTGCAAAACATTTTAGGTGCAGTAGCAGGTGGATTCGAGAGTGCTGGTGGTGCGTATCAAGGTGGCATCAAGCAAAGAATGGATGCTCAGCAAATGCTACAGCAGCAAAGAACTTTACAAGGTGCAGAACAATTAAAGTTGAAGTATCCAGAGTTAGCGCAGATTATTGACACTAACTTGCCTGGTGCTATGCGTATTATTGCTGATCTTGAGCAAGAAAAGCGTCAGCCTAAATTAACGTCAGCAAAGCCTGGTGAAGTATTAGTTGATCCTACTGGTAGAGTTGTATTTGAGGCTCCTATGGGTGCTGGCAGACAAGGTGGAGTATTAACAAAAGAAGAAGCTGCTGCATTAGGATTGCCTTCTAACGTTATATATCAACGTACTGCTGACGGTCAGATTAAAGTTGTTGAAGGTACAGGTGCAAAAGCTCCTGAAGTTATTACGGCAGCAGATGGAACCACAAGACAATGGGATCCTGCAACTCAAAAATATGTTGTAATTGCTCGTAAGCCAGTAGGTGAAGGCGGTGCGGCAAAGCAAATGTACGAAAGATCCACTGATGCTCAAGGTAATTTAGTATGGCTTCCTAAAGATCCATTTACTCCAGATGGAAAAGCTAGACCTGTATTAGACGCATCTGGCAGACCAATAGAAGGATTTAAAGCTGCTGTAAAAAATGTTCAGTTACCTGCTGCAATACAAAAGCAAGAAGATGAAGATTACGATAGAGGTCAAACAGCTATCAATATAGCAAGTGACTCTAATAAATATATTAACTCTATTAGATCAGGTGCTATACCATTCGGTGCGGGTTCTTCAACTATGGCATCAGTTAGAGGTGCATTAGGAAGTAACGATCCAATGGTTATAAATAAGAAAGATTTTGAGGCGTTTAAAGTGCGTTTAGTTAACGAATCATTAAGACTAA